TTGACATTGAAGAAGATTTAGTGTATACTGAGAACTACAATATAGATAATATTAAATGGAACAAAGATGCAGAAATTAATGAAAACTTTGATCCAACAACCCAGTTTATTGTTTACAGTTCAAACATAACGGGTGATGATGATTTTAGGAAATCAATGTTAAATTTAAGTGAAAACTTTGAATCACTTAATGATGACCAAAAATCTCGTTTTATCAAAATTTGGAAAGGCGTTATTGAAAAAATGAAGCCAGCACCAAAGGGTGAAAATATGATGGAAACTGCATCAGCAACGTATGCAACTGATATCGAAAAACTCGCAAACGTAGACTTTTTTCAAATATAAGGAATATATAATGGCCTGGGACAAAATAGTTAATAGCATGAAACAGTATCAAGATATAATAGTTGAGCATTCAGATGGTTACCCGACTGCTGATAGAGAACTCGATACTATTTTAAAGAAGTTTCCTAATGAACTTGAAGATGTAATTGATGGCGGAGAGAATCTTGATGAGCCAAAGCATGATACATTTTATAAAGCATTACTTGGACATTATATGCATACAGGTGAAATGGATTACAACGTAATGACCGGAGATGAAGGTCGAGCCCACGAGTGGGTACAAAATGAATTAGAAGGTTACGTTAAACAAGGTGGAGAAGAAGGCGGAGAATCCGAACGGGATGCGTATATGCATAAAGACGGCCAAAACGAAATTGAAGGTTTTGGAAGCGACATGGACGACCCAGATGACTTTGAAAGTCAAAAAACCTCATTTGGCGATTTCCAGCCGTAAATTAAATTATAAGATAAATAATAAAGGTTGACAACATGCCTTAAGATGTTGTATAATAGTTCGTATGTAGTTAAATTTTACTGCATATGATCGAGGCGATCATAAACTAATAATAACTAACACAGGCTAATATAGGAGAAATAATATGGCTACACTCGCAGACATTCGAGCTAAACTGCTCGAACAACAACAATCAACCTCACAATCAACTTCCGACAACGCAATTTATCCATTTTGGAATATTCAAACTGGACAATCTACGTTGATGCGGTTTCTTCCAGATGCAGACGAAGAGAACACGTTCTTTTGGAAAGAGCGTCAAATGGTTCGTTTGGCATTCCCAGGTATTAAGGCTCAGGACGAACATAAAAATGTTACAGTCCAAGTTCCTTGTATCGAAATGTGGGGAGAAACATGTCCAATTCATGCTGAAATTCGACCTTGGTTTAAGGATCCAAGTTTAGAAGATGAAGCTCGCAAATATTGGAAGAAACGATCTTACATTTATCAAGGATTTGTCGTAGACAGTCCGATGACTGAAGATCAAGTCCCCGAAAATCCTATCCGCAGATTTGTAATAAATCCGGGTATTCACAAAATCATTACAGCCGCATTAATGGATCCTGAGTTTGAGGAAGTTCCTACTGATTATGAAAAAGGAACAGACTTTAAATTAGTCAAAACTCAACAAGGTCAGTATGCAGATTATTCAACTTCTAATTGGGCACGTAAAGAGCGATCTCTTAATGAGACTGAGAGAGCCGCTATCGAAACCAATGGGTTGTTTACACTTAATGATTACATGCCAAAGAAACCTTCCGAAACAGAACTGAAGGTCATATTTGAAATGTTTGAAGCCAGTGTTGATGGACAACTTTATGATCCAGAACGTTGGGCCGATTATTACAAACCATATGGTCTTAAATCAAATGGTAATACAAAAACTGGGTCATCTCCAGTGGTTGCCAGTACTACTGCTCCAACTACTGAAGCATCTGCCACAACTGTTACAGATAAGTTGAAACAGGCAGTAGCAGAAGATGGTCTTCCATTTGGAGATGATTCAACTCCTTCCGAAACGGTTACAGCGACGGTTACAGCAGATCCTTCCGCAGACGGCAAAAAGCCAGATGCAAAGGAAATTCTTGCTATGATCCGTAACCGCAAGACGGAACAGGCTCAATAATAAGTACAATTTTAGGGGGTCGAAAGATCCCCTAATTTTCTAATTATGGAGAAATATGAGTAGACCATTTGATATTAGTAAATTTAGAACATCGATAACTAAAGCAGTACCAGGCATGTCAGTCGGGTTTACAGACACGATTGACTGGATTGATACAGGTAATTATGCCCTTAACTATTTGATTAGTGGACAGTTTGATAGAGGCATTCCACTAGGTAGAGTTACGTGTTTTGCTGGAGAAAGCGGATCAGGTAAAAGTTTTATCTGTTCAGGTAATTTAGTAAAGCAAGCACAACAACAAGGCATCCTTCCTATAGTATTAGATTCAGAAAATGCACTTGATTCAGATTGGTTACAAGCATTAGGTGTCGATACTTCAGAAGATAAACTTATGCGATTTGGCGTTTCAATGATTGACGAAGTTGCTAAATTTGTAAGTGAATTTATGAAAGGGTATAAAGATCAATATTCAGATATGCCCTATGAGGAACGACAAAAAGTTTTGTTTGTTGTTGACTCATTAGGTATGTTACTTACACCAACTGATGTTGATCAATTTGAAAGAGGCGATATGAAAGGTGATATGGGTCGCAAACCCAAAGCACTTACTGCATTGGTTAGAAATGCAGTTAATCTAATTGCCGGAAATCCTGTAGGCGTAGTAGCAACAAATCACACTTATGCTTCGCAGGATATGTTTGACCCAGACGATAAAATTAGTGGGGGTCAAGGATTTATATATGCTTCATCTATTGTTGTTGCTATGAGGAAACTTAAACTCAAAGAAGATGAAGATGGAAATAAAATAACTGATGTACGTGGAATTAGAGCGGCTTGCAAAGTAATGAAAACTCGTTTTTCAAAACCGTTCGAAAGTGTACAAATAAAAATCCCTTATGAATCCGGAATGGATCCGTATAGTGGATTGGTTGAGTTATTTGAAAAGGCCGGTCTTTTAATTAAAGACGGGAATAAACTCAAATATACACAACCAGATGGGACTGAAATAAAGGAATTTAGAAAGAATTGGATTCCTGAAAAATTACAAATTATAATTGACGACTTTCAAGACTAGGAGAATGTAGTATGTTTAATGAGGAAAGGGTTCAATTATTCGTAGACATATATGAAATTGGTAAAGCATATATCAAAAATATAGAAGTGCCAACCTTTGTTGAAGAAATGGCACGAGCATTTGAGAACAGTGATATGGGTTTAGAAGACGATTATCATGAACTTAAAAATTTTGATGGTGTGCTTTTTGCAATACTCCACACAATGTATGGAGAAGATGATACTGTCGAGGATGATGGAGACCCCCTACAAATCGGAAATGGTGATTTCTAAAATATAACAATGCAAACTTGGTTTAAACGGGTTCAGGATAATCTGGCGGTTCTTCCTGAGTGTATCGATTACTTTGATGCTGAGTTACAGCAAGCAAGGTTTGATTGTACACTTAAAGGAAATGTTGAAAAATTGAGTAGAGAAATACCTCAAATTGTTGAACACAGATTTAACCAGTTGCAAGAAATAGAAGCCATCCTTGAAAATCTAAATATTCAACTCAGGAAAATACGAAGTAAAAAATACAGGCAGTTTTTAGAACACTATCAACGAGCTCTAACTAGTAGAGATGCTGAAAAATATATAGATGGTGAAGAAGAAGTTGTCACGATGCAATTACTAATTAACGAGTTTGCGTTGATTAGAAACAAATTCCAAGGCGTCATAAAAGCCCTCGACGCAAAGCAGTTTCAAATTAATAACGTGATAAAGCTCAGGGTAGCCGGCCTTGACGACGTTACTTTATAGCAGAAAAAGGCAAGAAAAGAGCAAAAAAAGGCAAAAAAATGCCTTTTTCTGAAGAAAACTGTTGACTCTTTGACATGAAGGTAGTATAATAGTGGTATGATGAATAAGAAAGCAAATATTGTTAACAACAAAGCAGAGGTGCAAATGGAAGTTGTAATCAATTCAGGCGTTTATTATGGTAAATCAGTAGCCGGTTTACACGGAACTTTAGTAAAGGAATTTACTAGTTTTGGAAAGCCAAGAGGCAAGTATACCGGATACGTTACTGTAAGTGCTGGCGGTAAAGACATGAGAGTTAAAGTTACCGGAATTAGCGATTATTCAACCGTAAATACTAGCAAAGATATGGAAACTCAAGTTATTGAACAAACTCCCGTAGAGGAGAAAGTTGAAACAGACGAACAGATTATTGAAAGGCTCCGTGAGCGTTTTGAGATCCTGGATGAAATGACACAGGGCTCAATTGACGGTATTGTACGTGGTATGGTTGTAACAGGCCCTCCAGGAGTTGGCAAAAGTTACGGTGTTGAAAAAGTTATTGAAAAAAATAGCATGTTCGATAAACTTGCTGACAGACCAATTAAGTTTGGAACAGAAAAAGGTGCGGCAAGTGCAATTGGCTTGTACCAGTTACTTTACAGGTATGCAGATCCAGGAAGCGTTTTGGTACTTGATGACTGTGATAGCATCCTTTTTGATGAAGTAAGTTTGAACTTGCTTAAAGCCGCTCTTGATAGTGGTAAGAAAAGAATGATTAGTTGGAATACAGAGAGTTCAGCATTACGCAGAGAAGGTGTTCCAGAGAAATTCGAATTTTGCGGAAGCATCATTTTTATTACTAACCTTAAATTTGATACAACCCGTGGTAAAATTAAAGACCACTTAGCCGCAATTATGTCACGTTGCCATTATTTGGACCTTACAATGGACACCATGCGTGACAAGATGCTTCGTGTAAAACAAATTGTACGTGATGGCATGCTTGCTGAGTACAAACTTGATGCAAAAGATGAGCTCAACATTGTTAATTTTATGGAAGATAACAAAAACAAGTTGCGTGAAGTTAGTTTGAGAATGGTAACCAAATTGGCTGACTTGTTTAAAATGAGTCCAGAACGTTGGAGAGCACTTGCTGAAAATACTTGCATAAAGCGGTAAGTA